CAATAGACCCAGCCTATGCTGAGAATGGTGAAGATCTTGGAATTGAGCAAATAGCATTCACGGCAAACCCTGCCATTAAGGTAAAAGGGATGGCTTTCTCAAGTGAAGCTAAGCCAATGTTTTTTTCTGATGAATTAAAGTACCGCATCACGGCCCCTGCATTAATCCCTATGGATATATACCGCTATGATGATGACGCCAAACAGGAGTACTTTGTGCAATTCACTAAAGAGGAGATTGAGAATATACACGGCAAATTCATGAGGGATATGGTCAATAGAGACCTATTTAACCTAGAGCATGATACTGAGAAAACAGTACCTGCCTATGTACTTGAGGCCTGGATAGTTGAGAACCCGAAAAAAGATAAAGCATACAGCTCCTTTGGTATTGAAGTACCTGAAGGTACATTGATGGTAACGGCACAGGTAACGGATAAGGAATATTATGCAGAGCTAGTAAGTGAGGAGCAGATAGGCTTCTCAATTGAAGGTTATCTAGGCATGAAGCTAAGCGAGCAAACAAATAAAAACCAAATAAATATGAACAAGTTACCCGATGGCGAGCACCTAATCGAGGGTAAAATCTACGTTGTTAAGGACGGGGAGGTTATCGAGATTAAGGAAGTCGAAAAAGTAGAAGCCTCTGAAGAGGTAGCTCTTGAGGATACTGTTGTAGAAGAGGAGTCCACAGTAGAAACTACTGAGGAGGAAACTATGGCAGTAGATCCTGAGCTAGATGCTGAGGCAGTTTTGGCAATTGTGAAACCAGCTATTGAAGAGCAGGTTAATCAATTAGTAGCTATGATTGCTGATTTACAAAACCAACTAGACCAAGCCTTGACTGCTGAGGTTGAGGAGGAAGTGGAGATGGCTGAGGCTGTAGCGTTAAGCGTACAGCAGAGATTTTCTAATGTTAACAAATTTATAAACAAATAATCATGCGTAAATTAAAATTCGATCTTAATATAGATCCTACCGCTTTATTAGCGGCTAACCCTGAGGCATTCTATTCTAAGGCATATTTGTCCGAAGATACTGCCGATAACTACCGAGCTTTGCCAGGTGTAAAGTACAAAACTAAATTAGCTTCCGTTACTTTCGGTAACATCCTTCAGGCTTCTAGCTGTGCGTTTACAGCCCCAACTGATGATTTAGATGCTAAAGAAATTGACGTATGTGCTCTTTCTGCAATGGCTCAAATCTGCCAGTTTGACCTTGAGCAATCTTTCTTGTCTTTGCAAATGAGCAAAGGATCTAACGGAGATTTTTCTGTAGCTTCTTTCATGTCTTTCTACTGGTCAGAAATGGCTAACAAAATCAATGGAGATATCGAGAGCATCCGTTGGCAAGGTGATACAACTTCTTTGAACCCTACACTAGCTTTATGTGATGGGTATGAGAAATTGTTAGCTGCTGATCCTGCAGTTATCAATGGTGGTACTGGTAACATTACTACATTCACAGGACTTGAAACAGCTCTATCTGCTGCTTTCGCTTTGTTGCCTGCAACAATTGCTACCAGAACTGCTGACCTTCGATTGTATATGCCAACTCAATTGGTTAACATTTACCGATTAGGAGTAGCTGCTGGTAACACTCAGGCATACATTACTCAAGATTTGTCATTGACTTTCTTAGGTATTAAGATTGTAGTTTGTCCAGGGATGAGCAACGATACTTTCGTATGGACCTTGAAGGACAACCTTATCTATGCATTCGATGCTGAAGGAGATAGCTCTGATTTACGAGCTGTAAACTTAGCTGATACTGTAGCTGAGCCTTACATCCGAACTCGTGCGAATATGAAGGTAGGTTTCAACTTCGTTAACCCTGCTGAGATTGTTTTCTATTCATAATTAATAACCGAGCCCTCAGCAATGGGGGCTCTTTAATACTTTAAATCATGCCTTGTTTAGTTTTAGAAGATATAGTAAAATCTTGCGACAATAACTCTGGTGGTATTTATGGTATCTGGATTAACCAACAGGATGAGATTGCTTCAATCACTCCTACAGACCCATCCGCAGGAGCTGGATGGTCAATCACAGGTATCACATTAGCTGGCGTTAACTTGTTTCAAAACTTCTACATTAGACGAAATACCTCTAACTTTACTGAAGAGAGTAACATCGATCTAGTGAATGGTAGCTCATTCGTTACCTCTACAATTAACCTAATGTTTCACCGACGAGATGCTGCAAAATCTCGAGCTATTAAAATCCTAGGTGGTGGACAGCAGTACCTTACTGCCATCATTTTGGATGCCAATGGTATTTATTGGTACTTCCCATACTTGCAAGTATCTGCAACAGGTGAAGGATCTGGCACATCCCGTGCAGATGGCTCTAAATATTCCGTTACTCTAGTTGCGGAAAATGACTATCTCGCATATGAGGTGAACATGACCCTTGTACAATTGCAGGCAATCGGAGTACAATAATCAACTCCATATACATCTAAAGGCCCTCAGAAATGGGGGCTTTTTTTTAACATCTTATCAGGCATTCAATAATATAGGTATGATCTATCTAGAGCAGGGGGTGATTAATCAAATCGTGCTGACCTTATCCGAGGTTACAACGGTAGCAAACCCACATTATTTATTCGTTTTCACCAATGAGATGAATACAACAAGCACCCCTCAATTATTCACGGCACCTGATACAAGTGCCTACCCAGAGAGATACAATTTATTTAGCCTGGATGAACCTAATGATATCTCATTAATCCAGGGCCAATTTACATACCAGGTATACGAGAGTAATTTACCTTTTGTTTTACCCTTGTCCATATCGCAAACTACAGGAGTAGTTATTGAGGAGGGCAGAATGGTAGTAAGTGGTCCAGCAGGTAATTCAATATACGATTAATATGGCATGGTACGATAATATATTTAACAGAAAATCAAAAGGCCCCGAGGTAGTAGAAGGGTATCAATCATTTTCTACTCCATTCCTTCCCGTAGGCCGTGGCAATTTAACGCTACCCTATGTTAATGGGAGGTATGATACAAATAAGGAGGTACGTTTTGGTACTGATGGATTATATCCAGAACTACTTAACCAGATGTATTACAGCTCCCCGTTACATGGTGCCATAGTTGACTACAAAACAAATGCAGTTATTGGTGGAGGGTTTGCATTGAATACCGATAAAATGACAGCTCAAGAAAAACTGGAGCTATATACCTTCGAGAAAAAAATCAATCTTAAGCACATCGTAAAAGCTACGACAAAACAGCTAATACTGCACAATCGTATCTACTTTAAATTGTGTTTTGACAAAAAACGTAAGCTAACCAGGATCGAAAACATCAGCCCTGAGAAAGTAAGGGTATCTAGAGACCGCAAAACCTACTATATCTGTGATGACTGGAGCACTCGCATTGATATTAGAGAGATTAAACCCTACCACATCACCTGCAATGATGAATATCAGCTCTATTGCTATGAGATAAAATCAATGGGGCAGGATTACTATCCGCTCCCTACCTATACAAGTGCTTTAAATTTTGCATTTCTATCTGGCGATTTGTCGTATTTTGCAAAAAGTAACATACAAAACAGCGTTTTTCCATCATTTGCTATGATGTTCCCAAAGCGACCACAGTCAGAAGAGGAGAAGCACATGATTAAAGAGACCATTGACAGGCTCAAGGGTGCTGCTAATGCAGGTAAAGCTGTTGCATTCTTTGCCAATTCACAGGACCAGCTCCCTAAGATTGAGGCCCTTCCAAATAACAACAATGATAAGCTATTCCTAGAGGCATCTCAATTAAATACGGAACAGATTTGTTTTGCTCATACGATTGACCCTATCCTGATGGGTATTCGTACAGCAGGAGCCCTGGGTAATGGTTCCGATATTAAGCAGGCTTATATTATATTCGAGAAAAATGTGGTAATGGAGCTCCGCAACCAGATTACCACAATCTTTAATGAGCTTATTTCTATTGCTAGGATACCTGCTGAATTTACAATTAACAACTTCCAAATAATTAACGAGACAATTGTAGAACTTGAGGAGGATACGAGTAAGACCAATGATGCACTCAATAGCCTTAGCCCATTGGTAGCTACTAAGGTTCTTGAGACCATGACAATTAACGAGATACGAGCTCTGGCATCCTTACCGCCAATAGAGGGAGGAGATGTAACACAAGGTGCGGCAGCATCACAACAACCCATTGCATAATGTTATATTTTATCACCGAGAATTATTTAAAGACCAATACCCCGATAACTGCTAACGTGGATGTAACAGATGTAACACCATACATAGCTACTCAATCGGCATTAAGGATACAGCCTATCCTGGGAACTGTATTTTATAACCATCTACTAGCGGCCTACAATGCACAAACCTTAACCAATGATGAGATTGATCTAGTAGAATTTATTCAGCCTGTCATTGCATGGAGATCAGCAGAGGATGCTGTTTTCGGTTTGACGTATCAGCTCAAGAATAAAGGCCTGCAAACGCAAAATGGTGATTACTCAGCTAGTGTATCCCGTAGTGAGGTAGCCTTCGGCATGGAGCATTATGCACAAAAGGCTAGTTTTTTTGAGCAGAGATTGATCAGATGGCTACTAGCTAACAAGGCACTATTCCCTATCTTTACATCGGCTGCCAATACTGATACCGATCTTAGGCCAATGTTCAATAATTGCTCTTGCATTAACGAATGGACCACAACCTGCACAGGGTTATGTGGTAACTTCCGTGAAAACGGATACAATAACAGCATATTGATCCTGTGAGGGCACAGCTCAGCATATTATTACAATCAATCCAGCTCCATTGGGCAGCACTAATAGGTACTATTATGACATTTTTCATGCCTATATGGGGGCTTTTATTCTTAATAGGATTTGCAATTATCCTGGATACCATTACAGGTATCTGGAAAAGCAAAAAAAATAACATACCATTCAGCAGCCGAGCCTTATCAGCCATTGCGAGTAAGTTAGCACTATATGAGATAACTGTTATTCTATTCTATCTCATTGACTATTTCATACTTAATGGCATCATTATAAAGTTTTTTTCTATAGATTTACTCCTCACTAAGATAGTGGCATTGATCCTGGTATCAATTGAGGTAATCAGTATTAATGAAAATTACAAGGCAGTCAGAGGGCTAGATTTATGGGATAGTGCTAAGAGGCTATTCAATAGAGTAAAGGAGATTAAGAATAATACAGACGAAATATGTACACCAGACAACAAATCGAGCGAGCCGTAAAGGAGAAAGGTTATAAGTGGTTTGAAGATACCGCAAATAAAGGTTATGATGTTAACATTGTAGGCATACGCAACAATGCCCCTTCCATAGCTGATAAGGTTACGAATGTTTTCGATGATCATATTACCATTACTTATAAAGATAGCTTAGGTAACTGGAATTTCTTTTGTTGGAATGCAACTACCGATCCAGGGAAAAAAGGTGTACAGCAGTTTCATAATGCAAAAGGGGTAGCTAGATTAGTACCTGGTCAATACAGAGCAACGTGGAAAATAGACAAACACCAGGGCAAATATGATGCACTATGCCAGAGGCTAGGAGAGGTTACTGTATGGAGGGATGGCAACAAGGATCTAAAATTCGATGAGGTGAAAACCGACAGGGGTATCTTTGGCATAAACATCCACAAGGCAGGTACTGACAGCACATGGGTAGAGAACTGGAGCGAAGGATGTCAGGTATTCAAGAGGGTAAAAGATTTCGAGACCTTCATGTTTATTTGTAAAAAGGCAGCTAAGATACATGGCAATTGCTTCTCTTATACATTACTAGAGCTATGAGGTTATTATTTATATTTATTATTGTCATTACGGCATATTCCTGTTCAAAAGAGCTGAAAGTACAATACCATTTAAGAAAAGCAATTGAGAACGGCCTTAAAATTGAGCAGGGTAGTGATACTATCCAAGTGCTGAAGGTGGACAGCTTCCCTGTTATTGTTAATGATACCATCGTATGGGAGAAAATTATCGCATATCGCGATACGGTAATACACACCAAAGTACTAGAAATCCCTAAAACCAGATGGCAGACCAGGATAGAGTATCGTGAGAGGGTAAAGACATTGAAAATCAAAGGTGATACAGAGGTAAAGGTGATAAGAGAGCAGGCAAAAGCAGCCGCAGCAATTAAGGAGGTAAAGTACCGCACCAGATGGTGGCCTTTTGTTGTGGGTTTGATCCTGGGATTAATCATACCATACCTATTGCAGGGAGGCCTACTAGATAGGCTGGCCCTATGGAGAAAAATATGATAAGAAAACGACTTTTTTACGACATTGAGACGTCTTTCAATGTTGGGGTATTCTGGAGAACTGGGTACAATATAAATATAAATCCTCAGGATATTATCCATGAGAGGGCCATCATTTGTATCTGTTATAAGTGGGAAGGTGAGGAGGAGATTCACAGCCTAACCTGGTCAAAGAACCAGAGTGATAAGGCCATGCTGAAGGAATTTACCAAATTACTAGCACAGGCTGATGAGATAGTAGCACATAATGGTGATAGATTTGACCTCAAATGGATACGTACAAGAGCCTTAATTCACGGCATTGATGTTATGCCAAATCCGAAAACCATTGATACTCTTAAATTGGCTAAAAAGTACTTTAATTTCAATAGCAATAAGCTCGACTACATTGCTAAATTCCTGCAGGTAGGGGCTAAGATGGAAACAGGAGGCCTAGATCTCTGGAAAGATATTGTATTTAGAAAGGATCAGGATGCCCTGGATAAGATGGTGGCATATTGCAAGATGGATGTGCAGGTTCTTGAGAAGGTATTTAATAAGATCCAGGCATATACATTACCTCAGCACAATTATGCAGTACAGCATGGAGGTGATAGGTATGAATGTGTAGAATGTGGAGGAACTAACTACCAATA